GATCTTCTCAGGTGTCAAGCGGCTCCTGATTTGTTATGGACTGGACGGAAGCCGGAAGGGGAAAAGATAGGGAACACTATCCGGTATGCTATAAAGGCGGGGAGAGACCCTGGGAAGACGACATTAATTGCGTGGATTATCCATTTTTGGGCTTCTACGAGGCCAAACTGTCAGGGGATTGTGCTTGCCAACACAAAAACGCAGCTTGAAACGAAGACATGGCGGGAGCTGGCTAAATGGTGGGGGATGAGTGTCCATCAGCATTGGTTTGAACACAATGCTGCCAAGTTTGTCAATTTAGCTAACCAGAAGGTATGGTATATTACGCCTATAATATGGAGCAAGGACAATCCTCAAGCGGTTGCCGGAACCCATGAGGACTATGTTCTTATCGTGTTTGATGAAAGTTCCCACATCGACGACGGAATATGGGAGACTATCGGGTCCGGGCTGACCGACCCTCACGTTTTATGGTTAGCCGTGGGGAACCCGGTACGAACGGAGGGGTATTTTAAGAACTGCTTTGATGATGGCAAGTTTGCTCACAGGTGGATACAACGGACGGTTGATTCAAGGGATGCAAAGAGGCCCAACAAAGAAGAGATTCAGGCGTTCATTGACGATTACGGAGAAGATTCCGACTATGTAAGGGTATGGGTAAAGGGTCTTTTCCCGAGGGTGTCCTTAGATAGATTCATTTCTGACTATATAATTGAAATGGCGGTTGCGAGAAAGCATGATCCGGTAAAATATGCCACATATCCTAAGGTTTTAGGGGTGGATTTGGCAAGACACGGGGATGACAGGAACGCAATGGTCCTTAGGCAGGGTTGGGTGGTGCACGAAATCACCGTGATAAGAGATAAAATAGAGAATCTAATGATAATGGTGAGCTATATCAACCAGAAGATAAACGAATGGCACCCGAAGGCTGTTTTTATAGATACGGGGATGGGTTATGGGGTGATTGACAGGTTACGGGAGTTAGGGCACAGGAACATTTTCGAGGTGAATTTTGGCGAAAAAGCGGTCAACGAGCGCGAATATGCTAACAAACGGTCAGAGATATGGGGTGAGATGAAAAAGTGGCTTATTGAGGACGGGTCTATCCCCGACAATGTAGAGTTAAGAGAAGATTTATCCGGCCCGATGTACGGATTTGACGCAAGGCAGAGGATTCAGCTTGAACGTGCGAAAGACATGAAGGGAAGGGGTGTAAAAAGCCCGGATATTGCTACGGCTTTGGGATGTACGTTTTCTATGAGGCTACCGTTCGAGATGAGGGAAGAACGAACCGAGGCACAAAAAATAATAGACGAAGTTGAGGGAAAAACCACCGAGTACGGATATTTTTCCGGAGGGGATACACGGAATCAATCATATTTAAAGGAGAGTGTATATGGATAGTTCTAAATTCATTATTGTTCACCTGAAGGATGCCGAGAAAAACATAGAATATAAGACAGAACTTAAAAAGTTGAGAAGCCTTGGGTTCGGCACGAAGCTTATATCCGAGCAAGAGTTGGAACCTATCAAGAAGGATAATGTGAGAAACAAATATCCTAAAACCTTGCCGTTTCTGGCATACTTGATAAAATGATACCTATTAATCAATGGCTGTTTTGCGGTCTTATCGCCTTTCTTGTCGTTTTCGGCGGTATGATGGGCGTATTGGGGGCGTGGTTGGTCTTTCGGATAAGGACCATAGGTACGGGCTACACTCTCATGAGGCCTGGCGCACCGGTCCAAAATGATGGTAAAGTTCATAGCTATGTATCAGACCTTTACGATGAGTCTTTTGAAGAATTGCTAAAGGAACCCGAGTTGGGCAAAGCCGCACAAAGATTAAGGGATCAGAAAGGGCCTTTTCCGAGTATGGAAGAAGTTCTAAAGGAGGTTCAGGGGAAATGAAAAAACTCATTATGATGTCAAAATCAATGTGGGAAGAATATGTGAAAACGTATCTTGGTGGGGAAGAAAAGTTAAAAGAAGGTGGATTTCTTACTGTCCAGACAATCAAAGACACTCCTGTAATCTATCTTAGTGGTGTCCCTACGGAAGAGGTGTGGATTATTGAAGGACTTGAACGGATAAACAGAGCGGATATAACTTTCCATACAATTAAGAACTTGCTGTAGAAAAAATAAAATGCCAGTAACTACAACAAAGACAGATGGTTATACCAATCGTACTCCTGGCGGCGTAAAAGGACGAAACATGACCTATCAGAATGCAATGGCACAGGCAAGTCTTTTGAGGGCGATTGACCATGGCTGGAATCCGAGCGGTCATAAGAAAGCAAGGCGATATAAAAAGGACGAGGAAGCAAGAAACGCCTTAAAAGGACCAAAAATATGATTGAAGGCACAAAGATATACTGTTTCAGATGTATGGAATTTATTTTAACATCAAGTGGGAGGATGAGGTGGGGTGGGCCCTATTCGGGTGATATGTTTGCCCCAGTGACCGAAGATACTAATTTTAGAGACTATTTCAATTTTGGGAAAGGTGTTGTTGGTGGAGACCTGGTATGCCCCCGATGCACCCAAAACTTCATAGACGATGATGGATGCATCCTTACTGAGTTTGGAAGTGTTCACCCAAAACAAGGATTAATTGACCGCACCTTCAAGATAATTTATGAAGAGGGTCCTTATAAGAACATGATTAAAAAGGTAGAGCCAAGCAGGGAACCCGACAGAAGGGGTCCGGTAGGAGCAAGGAACCCGTTCCTGAACGGGAGCATAGCGAATCTTGGAGAAAAGGCTGTTCCTAAATATACCTGTAAGAAATGTGGGGAGAAGATGTTCAGGATGTTCGATCATAGGGAGAGGTGTGAATAGTGGAAGAAACATCCGGTATCGCCGACATAATAAGCAAGTTTAACCTCGACAACATTCCTGATGAAAACAACGAATGGTTAGGGAAATTTTGTCAAAAGCTATGGCAGGATGCTTTACACGAGAAGGTGCAACGCCTTAGTATGCACCAGAGATGGATAGACCTTCACGAAAAGTTCAGGGGCCGGAAAAGTTCCAAGAAATCGGCATTTCCACATATTAGCGCAAATTATATTTTCAAGACCATTTATTCATTTACTGCTATTTTAACAGAGAAATACCCTAAAGCAGAGGTTCAGACAAACGATAATATACCACCTGAAATTGTGAGGGCCTTAAATGAAGATATTAAAACGACATGGCAAGAAGAGGAGCTTCAGGAACTTCTTTTTTCCAGTGTTCAAAATATGAACATATATGGAACTACTGTCGAAAAGTTCATATTTGATGTTGAAAAGAACATATCAAGAGTGATTTTAAGGGATGTTTTCCAGTTCTTTCCAGCCCCAGGATATACAAGGGGCACACTTGAATTACCCTATTGTTGTGATGCCTATTTTCTTCATACATGGAAGATAAGGGATAAGTTTGAAATACCGGAAAATATTCATATTCCAGCAGATGCGAATGAACAACTTTTCGGGAAACAAAGGGAAACAGTACGTGGTGGAGAAGTAAAATATACGGCCTTATCTAATCTTCCATCAAACTATGCTGAAACATCTTCCGGGGATTCAAGGGGTCGGGGATTACACAATCAGGCTCTTGTGGTAGAGATTTGGATTCGTGATAAGGCTATAGAAACCATTCCAATCTTCCAACAAGGTCAGGCAACCTATAATGATGGAACGCCTGTTTTTGACGACAATAACCGTCCTGTAATGCAGAAAATAAAGGTAGATGAACGACAACGGGAAAAATATCCTGGTGGAGTACGGAAGATAACCTTCGTTCCTGGGATGGTAACTTCCACATGGAATCATGGAGTAGTGGATGATAGGGGAAACCCTAATATAAATTGGGAACTCGTGAATGTGAGAAAACAGGTGCTTCTCGAAACTGGCATCCCTGTTCCTGCGTCAGATCCCAATACGGGCCAACCAATAATTGACCCAAATACAGGGCAGCCGATTATGACAAGCATGCCTGTTGATGAAGAAAAAGCGGAAAGCATGGCACTCGATACCATCAAAAACACATGGCTTTTTTCACGGTTCCCATTCTCTGTTGTCCCATCAATGGTAGATACGAGTCAATGGTGGGGATTCTCCATTATAGAACAGATAGAAGAACTTGTGGGGGCTGCGGAGTCAGTCTTGCAAAAATACTTTGCCTTTCTTCAAAGGTGCATGTTTCCCATCTTCATTAATCCTATAGAAAGCGGTGTGCCTAATAGTGCAATCACAAACGCACCGGGTTTGATTTTGAACCCTATCCTTGCCGCCGCCGCCGGGATGGGTTATATAAACCCTCCTGTCCCCCCACAAGGCTTACTCGATTTCATACAGTTTATTTATTTTCAGGTAGATATGCTTTCCCTTAGTCCTGAAGTTACACAGGGGCGGAGACCTAAGGGAGTGTCGGCTGCATCTGCCATGATTGCTTTAATGGATAAGGCAGCAACCCTTTTTCAACCACAGATTTGGGCGGTTGATAAGATAATAAGGAACAGGGGCAGGGCTCATATCTCAATGGTGCAGAATTTCGGGACGGAATCTAAGCCTATCAGGGTGGATAAGGAATATGTGCGATTTATAGGTATCAACCTCCAGGCTGCTTTTAAATATGTCGTAGAGTCTGGTTCTTCAGCACCTATCACCAAGCAGGGAAGAAGGACGCAATTTATAGAACTTTTTAGGGTAGGAGCGATGGATGTCCACAGCTTGCTTGAGCAGCTTGAAATCCCTGCAATAGTCATAGAGAGAGTGCTGGAAGCTTTTTCTGTACCAGGGGCCTTGAAGATTCTAATAAATGCCGGATTACCCCAAGAGGTAGCTCAACAGGTGTATGCCCTTGTGTTGCAAAATCCCGGAATAGGCGGCCAGAGTGGAGCTGGAAAACCGGGAGAGGGAACGCAAACGACACAACCGACCGGACCTAACCCAGGGGCTTCTGAAAGTGCTAAAGGACTCTATAAACAGATGTCAACTCAAGGCTAAAAGGATAAAACTTGACATTACAGGAAATATTCGACAAGATTAGTGAAAAGCTAACTCCTTTAATGAAAGATAAGAAAACGGGTAAGGTTGTTTTCGGCCTTGAATTTCATTTTTCTCAAGGTTCAATAGGAGATTGCTTTATAGAAACCAATACGAGGGAAAGAGTTAGAGAAGAAAAATAACTAACATCGGTTACTGATAAACCCTGAATAATCAGGGGATTTTGATGCCCGAGTTGAGCGGAAACGTTTGATTTGGGCTTTTGTTTTTTAGGAGTAGAAGATGCCTCTTATCGACATGAAAAGACCAAAATCACATGAAAAGGATGTTGTGGCACAATCAACGGCAGTCCAGGAAGAAGAATATCCTTACTGCCTAAGAATCCAACTTGAAAACTATGAACTTGTCCGCCTTAACAAGAAGATTACTGATTTTAAAGTTGGAGAAAAAGTCACTATTGAAGCCGAATCGACGGTAGTAGAAATTTCACAACACACTGGTGAAGGCAGAGAACATGATTCGACAGTCAGTTTACAAATCAAACAGATGGCTATTTCCACGAAGAAAAAGTCGAGTTTTGAAAGAGTAGCTGATGGAATGAAGGTTTTAGAAAATATGGAAAAAGGATAAATTATGCCACTTTATTCATACTCATGCCCTAATCATGGAGAATTCGACAGAGTTTTCTCAATATCTGAAATGCCTGATTCGGTTCCATGTCCTTCATGCAAAAAACAGGCAAGGAAAATCATAGCCCTTGGTCATGGCGGAATAAGAAGAAATGATTCGTTATGGGTAAGGGATGTTAGCAAGGTGTTTGAACATGATGGCGTAAAACCGATGGAAACTGTTGGGGATTTAAAGAATTTTCTACAAAAAAATCCCCACATAAGACCACAGGAAAGCCATCCGGCTTTACCCTCTTCCATGGGCGACTACGAAAAGCCAAAACCAGAAGCGGTCAGGATGGAAGAGCGAAGGAAAAAGGCGATAGATTGGTATAGGAAGGACAATTCTTTAATATTAACAAGCGGGACGAGTGCATAGGCCACCCCTGCGTTATTCGGACGAGCCGTAACAGGCCCCGAAAGGAGAAAGACCATGAGTGATGTTGTTATAGACCTTGATGGAAAAGCTGCCGGAACTTCCCCCGATGAGGGACGAGTAGTTGACGATGGCGAAAAAACACCTTCCCCTGTTGATTATGCAGGTTTTCAGACCCCAGGAGAGCTTGCGAGAGCGTATCAGGGTAGCGTAAAGGAACTGAACGACTTTAGAAGCTTGAAGGGGAAGATGGGGAACGAACTTGGCAATCTAAAAGCCGAAAAAGCACGCCTTGAAGGTATGCTTGAGGTCATGCAGAAAGCCAAAACTTCTCCAACCGTAGTAGGTATGGCTGAACTCCAAACGCAACTGGATAATGGTGAATTAAACCTCTCTCAGTTCATAGCCAAAAGTAATGAGATTATGAGAGAAGAGTACGATAAACGGCTTGATGATAAAATCTCCACATTCCAGGCGCAAGCGGATCGGAAATCCTACATAGATCAGTTCATAAAAGATAACCCTGGCTATCTCGAAGCATACAATGAAGGTAAACTTAGTAAATGGATAGACCGGGGAATATCTGGTGAGGAAGCATGGTCTAATTTTAAGGCAGAACAGTCAACTTCCGAACTGGATACCATGAAAGAGAAAGTGAAAACACTCGAACAACAATTAAAAGAAGCCGGTGTGAAGGTAGGAACTCAACTTGAGCAAGGAAAAACCGCAGCCTCAAAGGTATTGGGAACGGAAGGTGATGGGGCTTCATTCAGGCAAACGCCTAAAGCCCCTATTGCTTACAAGACCAACACCGAAAGGATAGAGGCAGGTTTAAATCTTCTTGAGAAAATGAGGGCCTCCTGATCCGGTTCTAATCTATTTTTTGGGAGGAACTAAAAATGGCTTTAAATTTGAGTCAAATTCAGGCTTAGAGATGGGTCTGATTAAATCGGGTGAATTGCTGGAATACCCTAACGCAAAGACGAGGGCAACCGGCAGCCAAGCCTTAGAGGGCATAGGTTCTAAGGAAGGTTCAGAGGCCAATGGGGTGAGTCCCAACAATAATCCCCTACAAGAGTGCCCGATACCTTATTATAAGGTAAAGAGATGGTCCGAGCTTATGGGAGACCATAAGAAGTAAGGTTTAAACGGCCTTACGATAACAAAACTGGTCACTAACGATGTATGGATGCCAGGAGCCACCGATAACTGGAAAATGGGCAATATTCTCATGTTCAAATTGCTCGATGATGTTGAAAAAATCGGGTCTGGCGAATATGTAAGGTTCGTTCTGGAATATGCCAAGTCCCGCGGTGGACCTATGAGCGGTAGCACGGTTTTCGATACCGCAAAGAAGGCTTTCCTGAATGCTGCCAGATTTCCATGGGCTTTCTTCTATTCAAATTTCACCTATGACATAGAGGATGAAGTTCAGATTAACGGGGATATGGCAGAACTGGACTTTGTGATGAAGGGTCTCGACAATGCCCAAAAGACCATCCGTGATCTAATGGGTGATTCACTCTGGGCGACCTATGCCGCGTCACAAACCACATACGGTACAACGACCAAACCATTCTGGGGTGTGGCAAACCTTATGGCACAATCCGATACGTCCCCTTATTACGG